AACTGGTATGCTCAAATCGGGTTTGATGCTGAAATGTTTAAACAACCAATATAATGAAAACACTACTCAAAGAGTGCAGCGATGTCCTCACATTAAATATAATAACTTTATCAATTTCATTCACTCAAGTTGAAATGCTTTTGAAGATTGTTCTGTTGCTGTTATCTATTATTTATACAGCAGATAAATTAATTAAAAACCAAAACAACAAATAAGATGAAAAACCTAATTTGCAAAACGATTTATTATTTGACTTTCAAAAAAGTTTGTGTTGGTATCTGTAAAAACTGCAAGAAATAATGGAGGAGATTTTACAATTGATAGAACGATACGGGTTAACTCTGATTTTATTAATTGGGAGTTTGTATGCTTTGTATAAGTTTTTCTTCTTTTCAATTATAGAGGTTCGTTCGCAGTTTAGCAAATACCACGAAAATAACGCTAAAGATATGCAGTATATAAAAAGCAAAATAGACACCATTCTAGAGTTTATCAAAAAAAATAGTTGAAATGGCAAAAAAACTAATAAACAATTATTTAGATAAGCCCAAAAAAAAACGCAAGGGCACACATAGCAAAAATGCAAGCAAAGGACAAACAGGATACAAAAAAAAATCAAGAGGTCAAGGCAAATAATATAGTTGTTATCTGGTGCTAATGGAATTGATTGTATTAAGAATATCAAGTCAAGTTGATTCAACAAGTGGACTGCTGTTTGAGAAAACCGATTTAGGATTGAATTTTCTTTGTTATACTTTAGAGGATGAAAGAAGAGCTTTAAAGGTTAAAGGAGAAACAAGAGTCCCTGCTGGTATATACAAAATAGAATTAAGAAAAGAGGGTGGTTTCAATGCTAGATACTCTAAAAAATATCCTTCTTTTCACAAAGGTATGCTTCAAGTTATGGATGTTCCCAACTTTGAATATATATTGATTCATCAAGGAAATACAGATGAACACACCGCTGGTTGTCTTTTGGTTGGCGATAGTCAAGAGAATAACATTATAATAAAAGATGGATTCATTGGCAAATCTGCAAACGCTTACAAAAGAATATATCCGCTAATAGCAAAACAACTAGAACTCGGAAAGGAGGTCACAATACAATACAAAGACTATGCTTAACAATTTACTCGGTGGCTTATTCACCACCCTATCAAAACAAGCGTCTACTATCATTGACGAAACGATTACCACTAAAGAAGAAAAGTGGAAACTTAAAAATGAGTTTCACAAAATACTAATGGATAGTGAGAGGAACGCTCAACAAGAAGTCACAAAACGATGGGAAGCTGATTCAAAAGCTGGTTGGCTACCAGCAAACATCAGACCACTTACATTGATATTTTTGACTGTTATGTTTGTAATTATTTCAATGTTTGATGGAAATGTAGGGAATTTTACAATTGACGATGCTTACAAACCTATCTATCAAACTCTTTTAATCACCGTTTATGGAGCATACTTTGCTGGTCGTTCGATTGAGAAAGTAAAAAGAAAACAATGAAAAACCAAAAACGCTATCGTCTGAGTGAAGATGAGTGGAGGTTGATTGATGATTACAGACAAGACAAAGAAAACAAAGCACTACTAGAAGAAGAATGTAACGAAGCTGGAATTGATGTTGGCTCGGTGCATCATTATTGGTATAAAAGCAAACGCTTTTCAATCTTTGCCAAACCAAACGAGTTTTCAAGAGATGAATTTCTCAAAAGCATTGAGGATTTAATATCTAATTATTCACCCTCTTATCCATCCATTGACTATCCAAAACGAAAAGAAGGACATCTTTTGGTGATAAATCCAGCAGACGTTCACATTGGTAAGTATGCTGACGCTTTAGAAACAGGGGACACATATAATGTTAAAACAGCTAGAAAACGCATTTTAAACGGTGTTAGAGGCATTATCTCAAAAGCTGATGGGTTTTCTATCCAAAAGGTGTTGTTTTGTATAGGAAACGATATTTTGCACACGGATAATATTCACGGAACAACTTCCAGAGGAACTCCTCAAAATACGGATGGCAAATGGTATCGACACTTCACGACAGCTCTTGAGGTTTATGTTGAGTGCGTTGAAATGCTTATGAACATCGCTCCAGTTGATTGTGTTCACTCAATGAGTAATCACGATTATATGAGTGGTTTCCACTTAGCGCACGCTTTAAAATCTTGGTTCAGAAACACCGAATCAGTAAGTGTAGACGATTCACCTATACATCGAAAGTATTATGTTTACGGAAGCTCATTGATAGGATTAACTCATGGAGACGGAGCAAAATCAAACAATCTAGCTTTGCACATGGCTCAAGAGAAGCCAAAACTATGGGCTCAAACTAAGCACCGTTATTGGTATCTTCATCATATACACCATAAGCAACGATTTAAGTATCTAACGAGCTATGATGATATAGGGGTTACACTAGAGTTTTTGAGAAGTCCTAGCGGAACGGATGCGTGGCACTATCAAAAGGGATATTCTGGAAGTTCTAAGGCTGTTGAGGGTTTTATTCATTCAAAAGAAAATGGTCAGATTGCTCATTTGACACATATATTTTAATATATTTGCGCCGTTTTTGGTAAATGAATAAACAAATTTTTCATTGTTTTTGTAAGGGATTGGAGGTAGAAATACCTCCTTTTTCTTTTTTATTTTTATAGTTATTAACAACCCTCTCTATCTAGTAATGTTAATTATTTTATAAATTATTCAACTTTTTTTTGTTGAAAGTCTTGTGTAATTGGTTGGGAGTATATATATTTGCTTCATAATCATTAACGAAAACACAAAACAATGACAAAAGATTTAATCAACAGTTTATTCTTTAATCCCAAAGAAGAACTAAAAACAAGATTTCTCAATGCTGATATGGTGGAAGCCACAATCAATCAACTTATTGCTGAACTAAAAGAGCAAAAAAATCGCAATGCTGAACTTATAGATTTATATAATAAAGAAAAAAACTTTGATGAACTTGCTATTACCGAAGGAGTCAACAAAGGGCTTCAAATAGCACTTATTCACTTGCGCAAATTGAACTCAGATATATTATGGAAACAATTAAATATGAAAAACAATGAAAACGATTAAGAATTTTTTATGGAACAACGCTGGAGCAATATTTTGTTATTCAGTAGCAGCGATACTATTTTTAACAATAGTGGCAATGGATTTAGTAGGAATTATTAAAATTACAATGTAATGAAAAAAACAGTAACAAATGTCAAACAACAGGGAGATTTTGAAAGTCAATACGGACACTTTTATAAATGGTTAATAGAGTTTCAAGATGGTTTTCAAGCAGAATATCTATCAAAAACAGAAACTCAAAATAAGTTTGTTGAGGGTCAAGATGTTGAGGTGGATATTACAACAAGAGAATACAATGGTAAAACTATTAACAAAGTAAAACCAATATCAACTTTTCAAGGTGGACAAAGACAATCCCCAAAGGCTGACAATGTGCAAGAACTAATTGTTAAGCAAAACGCTCTTACAAACGCTTGTAATGTGATTGGAGAAGCTGATGTTTCAAAGATTATTGAAGTGGCGGAGGTGTTCTCTAATTGGGTTTTAAAAGGCGAAAAACCAACCTCAACAACCAACAACGATTTACCGTTCTAATGAATAAAAGAGACACTTATATAACAGAGGAGGGATTGGAGTTTGAGTTTACAGTTTGGGAGGACTCTGGTGATTATCACACTCCATCCTATCACTCTGTTGAGATTGAAAAAATAAATTATGAAGATACTGATGTTACTGACTTACTTTTTAATATTGCTGATGAGTATGTTTCAAGCATCAAAAGAAAAATAGAAGAAAAATGAATGATTTTATAGATGAAGCTGTTGATTTAATGGAAGTTAACAGCAGAATAAATAAATGTGTAGAAGCAGCTTGTTTAGTTTCTAACATATCAAAAAAAGAATTTTACAACAAGTCAAGAACCAGACATTTTATTGATGCTAGAAGAATGGTTTATGCTTTTTGTAAGGAAACGTTAAATTTAGGATATTCAAAAACAGCAAAATTTTTTAATATGAATCATGCAACCTTAATTCATCATTATAAATGTCATAATCAATTGATGGAATACGATGTTTTTTATAAAGACAAATTTGAAGGTTTTGAAGAACTTGTGAAGGCTGATATTGGTTTTTTTGATATAAAAAACATTATAAAAGAAGTAAGGTCAATCAAAGAAAAACATTTAGCTAAAGCATACAATGAAGAAAATTCTAGTCAAAAAGAGTAGCAATTTTACTACCATAAACAATGAGTTCATCTTTAATAAGGATATGAGCTTAAAAGCAAAGGGTTTATTGTGCCATTTGTTAGCACTTCCTGAATCTTGGGACTTATATGTTGAGGAGGTAGAGAAGTGGCATAAGGACAAAAAAGATTCTATCTACACTGGATTCAAGGAATTGATGAAATTAGGATATGTGCAAAGAATACAAAAAAGAGAGGCTGGAAAGTTCAAAGGTTTTGATTACATAGTTTTTGAAAAACCGAAAAGGGATTTGTCGGAAACGGTTTTGTCGGAAACGGAAAATCCGCATCTATTAAATACTGA